CTGGACATCTGCAAGTATTATTATTTTTCGTCAACACATCAAACCATTCTCCACAATCAACGCATTGAATACTTTTATGATTATTTTTACATCCATTTTCTTTTATATTTTCATAAATGATATTTCCGTAGCATAACCATAATGCAACTTTGTGTTTACTTTTCTTAATTCCATATAGATATTTTACAAGTATGTCAGTTATTTCTGATTCACTATATCCAAATTCTGATAAAGCTGTTTTTATTTCGTTTGAAATATTTTTATATAATAAATCCTGTACTATTTGAGAATGTTTCATTAAATCAGGAGAAAGATTCTCTTTATAATTTAGATTAATTTGAAAGTGATGTTTGCTGCTTAACTCACAATATTTTACAATCAAAGGGTCAGTCTTTTCCTTTATCAATTTCCCTCTGTCAGTAAAATCAACCCGACATTCAATATCTGGATTATGCATAAGCAACTTATAATCTATAGTTCCTAATTTTAATGACCTACAGTTAATTCTTGGATTGGGAATAATGCTATTTAGCTTATTCACAAAACTTGCATTTATATTTGAAACCTGTACTTCGTCCTTATCTTTTGCATATTTGAAAAAATGAGGAACATTCTCTTTTGTATGAGTAATGATTCTTTCATGAACATCTTTTGGACGTTGAGGTTTATATAATGTTTTAGCGAAATCAATGACGAAGTTATTCTCCATACAAAGTAATTTAACAAGGTCGATAGCTTCTTGTTTTTCCTCTGATGTTCCTGAAATAAATACTTCACTATTCCAAATTTTAGAAATATTATTACTATACAATCCAATATTTCCACCTGTAAAAGCAGCCACCAATCCATTATAAATATTCTCAGATGTTAGAAGAGTAGGGGATGCTTTTCGCATATTGTAATACAAAGGAACAATCCCTTTCATATTTCTTTCTGCAACTTCAATAAATTTCCTGTCGGACACCACAAGAGATTTATCTCCATCCACATCAAACTGAAGAATTTTGCTAATCAAGTCATGACAACTGGTATAAATAGCATCAGTATCAAACCATTCTCTTATAAGTTTCTGACGTTCATTTTTACAATACGCAATATTTTTTCTTATTGCGTGTTCTTTGTAAAGATGAGGAGAACGCAAACAATCTAACTTATCTGATTTTCTAAACAACCAACAGAATACTTCTTGGTCAGCCAATAATCCTTCAGGGTCTTTTATTCCCTGAAACCAATATTGACAAGCTGCATAAAAATCAGGAAGTAAAAAAGTATATTTTCCATAAATCTGTAATTTTCCAGACTTATACTGTTTTATCATGCTATCTTTAGTATTTCTCAATTGTGTTTTTACATATTCATCATTCAATAAGTCAGGATATAACTCTACAGACTTTTGAAACGAATTTTTATGTAAATTATAAGGGGTAATACCAAATGCATCTTTAATGTTCTCGACAGAAGAACAAAGGTTTTGCAATTTATTGATAGATGGTTTTGCAATTTCTAATATCTCCTCATCAGTAATATCGGTTAATGTCTGAAGCATTTGATAATTGATTTTTGCATTTCTTATTCTATCCTCTTCAAGATTGGTATATCCAGCAGTACAATGATATTTTTTATAATACTCTTTGTATTGTTCCCATGAATCATAATACTTCCACATCTTGAATTGTGATTTTGTAAATATGATTTCAATACCTTCTGCAACAATATCATGTTCTTTTCCATAAATATCCTTGATGATAGGAGAGCAACCATTAACCTCTATAAAATGAACATAATCAAATTTCCCAAGCAGTCCTTTTACCCAAGGCAAACGAACCATTCTGTTTTTACCCATATGAGGTAGCATCATTCCAGCTCCATCAGTATGAGTAATTGGCACATAATCTGATACACGCTTAATAGAATAGTCTGCATCATCTACTAAATCATATGTTCCAAACACATTTGTCTCAAAATCATCAATAACAATCGTTTTGTCAATATCAAATTCTTCCCATGCATCTGTAGCAGAATTAGTTAATGCGGTATATGCCAAATGCTTATTAGGATTATTGCCACCTTTTGAATTAATGACATCTATTGTCAGTCCACACATGATTGTTTTTTCGTATTTTTCCCATGTTGATTCTTTAATGAACACAGTTTTCTTTGTTCTAATTTGACCAGCGGAAGAAGTAAAGTAAATATACTTTTCTCCCTTATATGTAAATCCGTAATATATCAAATCTTTGATTATATCGAAATAATATACCTGAACGACCATAAAATCTTCTGACAGTTCATTAGGTTGCGCGTGTATCATTCTTGTAAAAGAAGAATCAAACACAGAAATTATTTTTTTATCAGAAACATCATTTTCTTTTAACTCACGAATATGATGCTTTCCATCAGAAGTAATATTTGCATTGACTTTATTTTCCAGAAGTTGCAAAAGAGTATCTTTACTGTTCTTGATTTTTTTATTTTTCATAGCAATCAACTCTTTAAAACTAACATATTCATTTCCAAGAGATTGAATACGTTCTGTATCTTCGCCCCAACTTGAATAGTCGTATTCAGATTTTAACATTGTATCCAAATCACTTTGCTCAATTCCGTATTTAAAAAGTTCACTGGCTATATCTTTTGATTTTTGTACTAAAGCATTTCTTTCGGAACGCAATTTGTGATTTAACCAGTGTAGATGAGCTTCGTGATTACTATAAAAGTTACCTGTGTCCACACTATATATATTGATTTGAGTATCTAACATAATTTCACCTTTCTTACTATCAAGTGTATAACCTTAATAGTTAATTATAATTCATACATTTCTTCCTCTTCACACATATCATTATAGTCTTGTGCAAATTCTTCATAACTATCTCCATCAGTATTCAACACACCAGAACGAAAAGTGCGTTTATCTTCTGGAGGGTAAAAATCTCGTTCTGATAATTCATAATAACTATCAGAAATTTTATTTGCTAAAGTATCCACATTCTAATCTCCTTTGATTCCAATTTTTTGTTTTTTATTTGCTATTTCAATAATCCAGTATGATTCTGAATTAGTGAGTAGATAATCACGCTCTCGTTTATAGGAATTGCAAAATATAGTATGATTGGTTTTCCATTTTACTTTTCCATCATCAGTTATATATTTTGTTCTTCCAATTTCCTCAAACTGAATCAAATGTAATTCATCCCTGAGACAATTTACAATTTTTCCAAATGTGCGTACAGACACTCCTAATTCATCAGCCATATCTTTATAATAATCATTATAAGCTTCAGGAAATTGCATCTGCTTTTCCAGAATATCTTCGTCTAATCTATACTGATTAGACCTTCGTATAATTGACATCCGCAAATAAGCAAATACCAACAATAATGAAAAACTATTCAAATACACATCTTTAGGATTACCCTGATAATTCATAATAGCCTTTATCTCATCAAGATAAATAATAGCAAATCTATTATGATTGTTTTCTTGTGCAGCACTAACTGTGTCAAAAGAAGCTTCTACAAATTGTTCCCAAATAGGAGCAGTACCTTTACTTGTTTTCGTAAATGCATCTTCAGGATATGTTAAATACCCCAAGTCCTTCAAATCACTAATTACTCCAAGTAATTTATCATTGATACGTCCTTTGTTTCTGTTGGGCTTTTTATTGAACCAATGTATCATTGCATTGATTGAAAAATATAAACAACTGTCTAATCCTCTTCGAAACATAAAAAATGAATAAGCTGCAACACGCATGACATCCATATCCTTGTTTAAGATAATAGAGGATGGGATAGTAATATACTTCCCAGCATCCCCTGTTAATTGAACAGGTATGTATTCACTTTTTGTTTCAGCAATGTTAATCACCTCCAATCGCCAAGAAAGATAATATATTTCACTGTCAAATAGTCACATTGTAGGTAAAACGCAATAGCTGGTACAAATCTTGTACCTGCTTTTTCTCAAGGTATGAAAAGCTGGTACAAATCTTGTCACGTTTTTGCAGTTCTAAACATATAAGATACCTATTACAATAAGAATAGTTATCTCTCTGGCGAGAGATGAGGTCAAAAATCTTGTTGCTATGTGACATTAAAAGTGATGCCTAAAATTATTATACGAGATTTTTCTCAAATTTAGGAAGTAACCTATGTAAAGTAATCAAAGTATTTGATGAATAGTCAAGAATGAATAGATACTTACGAATAGATACTTATTGGATACCTATAAATAACTTTGAAAATGATTAAAAATAACGGTAAAAATCATATTGCTTTATTTTGTATAAAATCGAATTGGACGGTAAAAATTTAGAAAGTATTGAAATTAAGGTAGAATATAAATTGACGGAAAGAATTAACGGTAGAAACAAAAATAGAGCTTTATTTTAAATACTTTTCAATAAGGATTCTGTTAAATAAAGTTCTCTGGCAGAGGATTAAAATATACTTGTAGTTAGAATGTAGTTAATATTGAATTTAGTTTATGAGATTGATTTGAACTATTTGAATTGGTTTTGATAAGAGAGATAGAAGAAGAATAAAAGAAGGATAATGATATTCGGGATATTAAGCTTGGATATTTAGGAATATTTAAGAGGGTTGAAATGGTATTAAATTGGTATTATAAATTAGGCATTTTGAATAGGATGAGATAAGAGGATATTTGTTAGGCTTGAAGTAGAATGCGATTAATTTGATGTATTGATTGTAGTGTGAATAGATTGGATTAAATTGTAATTTGGAATATGATTCAGGAAAAGTTAGATGATTTCTAATAGATAATTTGGTAAATAGGAGAGGAAGAGATAGGTTCGTACCGTTGATTGTACCGTTGTGCATAAAGATGTATGTTGATGTGATAAGAGAAGAATGTTAGGTTGTGTGTTAGGTTAGTGTTGAATGATATGTTGATGATTTGGGGTAAATTTGGGTGGGATTAAGTAGGGTTAAATAGGAGATAAGTGTAAAAAAATTTTGGTTGGGAAGAGTTTTATCAGACAGTCGGCTGCTGGTCGGCTCAAATCAAAAAATATTTGTAAAATAGCCCCCTACCCCCTTATTTTTAGGAAGTATATTTTTGAATGTGAAAGACTGTATTTTTATCACATTCATTTTATATAAATACCCCCTCCAATAGTATAGAAAAATGTTTCATGTAGTATTCAATACTATATGTATAACAAATATAGAAGTTATCAGAAAATAATAACGATTATTATTTTATTCTTTCCAGCTCAAAAAATTTATATAGATACTTCCATAACCCCACAAATTAAAACCCTTTATAAAACCCTTTACACCCTCCACCCCTTCCAAACTTTCCAGAACTCCACCCACTCCCACACAAAAAACAACTAAAAACCCACAAAAAACTCCCATTTTCCTATATTTTCCCCACTTTTATATAAAAATAACCCCATATAATCACATACAACCCCCACAAATACCCATAAACAAGCCCACAAACAACCATATAATTCCACTTTATACACTCACACACTCCACCCCCTCCACCCTATACCCCATAAATACCCAAACAATAAAACAATTATATTTTCTTTCTTTTCTTCTTTTCCCTCTTTTCCAGCTCCACCCCTGAAGCCCTCTTTTATCCCTTGTATGCTGCCCTATATCCCTTTTATATCATTGTGTATTATATCATTGTACAACCTTATACACCTATATAACCCCTATAATATACCTTTATACCCCTTTAAAAGCCTTTAAAGCCCTATACAGTCAATATAACCCCATAACCCTATATAATATACATTGAAGCAATAAAAGCCCTTTAAAGCTTAAATAAACCCCCATAGAAAAGAAAAGAGAAAATAAAACCCCTTCTATAATCTGGAAAGAATAAAAGCAAAAAAGCAACCCCAAAAAATAAATTGAAAAAAATATAAATTTGTAGTTGACAACTACATAAAAGCATGATAATATAAAGCTACAAACAAACAAGACAACGCAAGAAAACAAAGCGAAGTTTTGAAGTACCTTGAAAATATCATATAAAAACAGTTGAAAAGCAACAAAAAACTTTTTAAAAAAGTTAAAATAACTACTTGACAACTACATAAAGATATGATAGTATAAAGATACAAAGAACAAAGCGAAGCAATCAAGCGAAGCAAAAAAGTTGTTTGTAACTGTACATTGACAACTAAATAAGTACCTGAAGTAGTCCGTAAAACGTGACGTGTCCGTTGAAAGTAACGCTTCAGGAAAGTGAATATTCCTTTTCCTTTTATCTTTTTACTAACTGTTAAGGTTATACGCTTTTATAGGTGTGACCTTAACAGGGTTAAACATACCAAAGGCGGTCGCAAGTCCGATTGAAAAAATGTGAGTGGCTATAGTAAAAAGAGATTATAAAAAAAGGAAGGTATAAAATTATGATGAAAGTTGAAAACATGACAAGTTCAAGAAGTGGTAGAGAAGTAGCAAACCAGTTTATTATCAGGGATGATACTAGAATTGTATTTCAGTCCTATGATAGCACTATTGCAATCATTGACAACTCAAAAGAGGGAGCTGCAAAGCTCACACTGGGTAGAGACTGGGATTATAGTGTAACTACTATGAAGTATTTGTATCAGTTCTTGTATCAGTTTTTAGGCTGGAGTGTAAACAAGAAAGCTATTGAAAAGGCTATTGATAACAAAGATATTTGTTATGATTCTTGTTTAGCGTAACTATTAAGGTTATACATCAAAACACGTTGCAACGTGTATAAATAGCCCTTTAGGTTGCAAGCGTCCATCCCTTC